GTAATCTCCAACAAGATATGCCTTTGTGCTGGATTCCGCAGCACCACCAACCTTGAAGAGCGAACCTGATCCCTCTGGTATGAATGGTGTGATAGACTCATTACCAGTACCACTGATTGTAAATTCACCCTCAAGACCAAATACTCTGTGTTGTACTGCCTGACTGAACCAGTTTGCACCGCTGAAGTTGAAGGCACCTTTGTATGTGGCAATGCCAGTGATACCAGAAGACTCGTAAGAAATTGCAGACGCAACGCTGAGATCCTCTGAAAGTAGGAAGGTTGCAGTCGAGATAGGTGGTATTGAAACAAGACTGTCTGTAGCAGAGGATATGCTGACACGGTTTGGATAGTGTTCTCCGCCAAGTTGAACGTAGTTGAACGCTGGAAGTAAGAATCCCCAGTTCTCTGCTTCCTTCGGTATTGTCTCGTCGTTTGTATTGATTGGCCCCCAATCTTCTGAAGGTTGAGTTGGAGTGGCAGTAATAAGACCCCAATCGTATTCTTGTGTTGTCTGATCTCCAAGAGGTGATACCCAAGAAGGAGTGTAAACAGGAATACCCTGTAACATCTCTCCAGAGATGTCGAATAGATTTGTATTCTCGTAATCTTTCGCAACTTGAATATTGGTTGCAGCACCACTGAAATGTAGAGTGACTGTCTGTTCGTCTCCCTGTTTGACGAGTTTGATACCAGAAACAGATCCAGAAGGTCTGATAAGAGCCTTATTAGTGCTAGGAAGTATGACTGTGTTGTCTGTACCAGTTCCAGATATATCGAATAGAACTGTGTTGACTTCAATTGCAGGGATGAATGATTCGTCTGCACTACCAGATGCAGCAATCTTATCACCGAGACCGAAGAATGTACTTTGTGGAGCCTGACTGAAGAAGTTCTCTCCAGAGAATGTTGAGTGTACCAGATCCAGCGTATGCAAAGAAACGATCTTCGTCTGCAGCGCCTTCTTTCTTGAATGTACCAGAACCGTGATATCTTCTGACAACGGCATCCTGACCCTAACATCCGTTGCCTGATATTCGTCAAGGAATATTCCGCCTTGTAGTTGTTGTTCTATTACACCATAATCTTCAGCGGACGTAGGTGTATCTAATATGTTTCCGTAACTTACAAATTCAACCTGATCTTCGTCAGAGAATGATCTCTCCTTTCCAAGAGGATCTGTGATAATCTCGTCAAATGTAACATCGAGATTATCGAAGGACGCTCCTTCTCTAACTGTAATTGTGCCGTTATCTTCTTTCTCGAATACGTCAGAAATACTTCTGGCGTAGTTGTATATAACTTTCTCAACGTCAAATAGTCTAGTATCTCCACCCTTCGCTCTAAATGCGTTCTTAATTACAGGGAGATATGCCTCATTATAAGGTGTTGTAGTTGTACCACTTACATTTAATGTACCACTACCATCATAAGGATAAACTTGGTCTAGATCGGTTACTGATAAGCCAGACTTGGCAATAACACCAGAACCATCGTAGTTTGCTTTTGATATAGATTCGTTTGCAGTCCCAGATGGGATGAAGATGACAGGCCCTGCCGCTCCGAGATCTGGTATGACGACTCTTTCGAGTCCGTTACCAAACTCATGAATTGTACCAGTACCAACCCAAGGCGTTACTGCTGACTCTAGTGCAGAGTCATTTACATCAAACAGTACAGTATTTGCGTTCTCTGGAATCCACTGTGATCTACCTCTACCGAACTCATCTCTTCCATCTACTACTTCTATTGGGCCAAATGGTAGTACATCTGCCGTTGCTGTTATTAATCCTCTATCGTTTACAAAGAAAAAATTCTCGTCTCTTTCGGGTTCTACATGTTGATTTATGTCGCCATAGTCAATATTTTCACTAGATCCCACGGTGATATCCCCACCGTCAAATGTAGTGAATACGTCTATCTTCGTATTGTCGTAGACATATACGGTCAAGGAGTTCTCCGAATAAAAAGACCCTGCCTTAATTATAAAGCAGAGTCCACATATTGATATTTAGTGTTTCTATTAGTCGAGTGCGACGTTTAGAGTAATCTTGATTTGGTCTCCGTTGTTCTGAATGTTGTATGGGCCGTTTGTGAATCTTTCAGCGTACATGATAGAACTGTAAAGAGTCGCAGTGTTAAGTCCAAGAGCACCATTTGATGTAGCAGTCAGAGATGGAGTTGTTACAAACTCATCTGCATTTGGTACGTCAAATACAGTGTAAACATTAGATTCAAGAGTTGTATTACCTGTACCAGCGTTAACATAAAGGATGTCTCCAGCCTTAAGTCCGTGGTTAGTAATAGAAATTTTACCGAAACTAAATGTGACTGATGGGTCAGTCGCAACCTGTATGTTATCGATTAGAGGTTTATCGATGTAAATTGTTCTGTAACTTCTGTCGATACCTATAATCTTCGTTCCAGTTGCAACACCAGCGTTACCAGCAACGAATTGACCGAGTGTTAGGTCGTCGATACTAACTTGTGGGTCAATGGTGATGTAAGAGTTACCAACAATACCGATACATGGGTCTGTGTTGTTACCCTTAGTGACTGTAGTTCCAATACCAACACTTGCACCGTGTACAACACCTTGTACTGCGACAGGCATGTTATTCGCTCTAGTTACATAATATCCGTAGATATTACCAGCAGGGCCAGTGAAAGTGAAAGTCTGTTCTGGATATGTAGCAGTTGTTCCACTACCAACGTTCTTAATTACCCATCTAGATCCGTTTAACAAGATACCATACTGCTGGTTGTAGTCCTGATCAGCTCTGTTGTTTACACAAACAGGATAACCAGTGTTTGCAGTAGTACCGTAACCATTAACGTTTCCGTCAATATAGGGTTCAAAGTATGCTGTTGCAGACGGAACATCTCCCTCGGCAGGAGTTGTGTTACTTGTGAAAAGTTTTAACACAAGATTTCGCGGTGATGTATCTTCTAAATCTGCGACAAAGTTATTCTGAGCGATCAGATAACGTAGCGACTCAATTTCACCAATATTAGGAACGAGTAATGCCATTGAAAAACTACCTCTAGGGGTCTAGTTGAACTAAGAACTAATGTTATTTATAATTTTAATTTTAGAGAGATTAATACCCTTCTAATATTATTCACGCTGATTACGTCAAATCGGAGGATATCTCCCGCTGTAATCGTGCTTGTCCAATTATTTAGGACATCATCAAAGTATTTATTAGTATTGACTAATTGAACTCTGTTACCGCTGGTTATACTATTAAAATTAGGAAAGTCAGCGAATGTTGTTTTTGATATATCAAATACGATATCACCAGTCTGATCAGATAAAACTCTGATATTTTCTATCACACCAGTAACATCTATAGTTAGTGAACCCTTGTCTCCAACTTGCATTGGTAAACTGCCACTATCAATTACATAGTTTACAGTCCTTGTTAGGTCTGCAGCTGCAGCAAGAGCGATAATTACTATATCATCGTTTGTCGCAGGGGGAGTTGCAAATACAATCTTATCACCAGAAATATTGTAGTCATTTGCTGGATCTAAGAAAAGGCCATTTTTGGTAACAATAAGTTGTTGATTATTGTTTGGATTATATGGAGCTCCCTGATCTGTAAGGGAAAATGTTGTCTCAGTTCCATCTTGAACAGGAGTTTTACCAACTATAATATTACCATATTGTATAGACTTAGAGGGAATCTCATAGTCTACACCGACATTATACTTGCCTGGTTCGTTTAGCGTTACTAGATAATTTGCCATTATGTTACGCCTGGAATTACGAGAACATTTCCTTGTATTGGTCTAGTTTTATACGAGTTAGGTGACGTAAGAACTAGATCATACACATATCTCCCACCCTCTATGCTAGAGGTTGTTGTACTAGCCATTGCTACTTTTATTTGACCATCCACTCTACTTGGGAATGTTACAATAAAAGAATTGTACTTTGTGGCAGCAGGGTGTTTCCTTATTTTAGCCTCTCCAGTGTATCCTGTTAAATTCAAGGCACTAGAGTCTTCATTTCTGACAGTGAAGGTTGCCTCAAAATCTACACCTTGATCTAAAACTAAGTTGATGCTTCTTGCTGTCATCTGTCAAAACGTAGGATTGTAGTTATTTATCTAATTTACTTAAAATTAGCTTCATCATATCCTTGAGTTCATCAACATCATTCTTTAGTTTATCCATTTCATTACCTTCTTCTATCTTTTGTTTTTTCAATTTTAAGTAACTATCATACTCAGAATTGGAACAATTCAATATTGCTCCAGATTCTTCATCTCTATAAAGAGATCCACTGTCTTTTACTTTTATCTTCATTAGATAGATGCGATTGCTCTTAGGTCACGAATCTTAGGAACATAAGCGAAGTTTGTTCCTGACATTACAATTTTGATCTGGAATCCATTGAACTGTGGAAGATTCTTCACATTAAATTCATACTCTCTGTAATCTTCTTTAGTTGTTGATGATAGTATTCTTCTATCAGGTTTACCGTTGTTCTTAGCAGAATCTATAACTCTACCCAAATTATCTAGGTTATCAAAGCCTGGGAATAACTCAAATAATTGATATTGTGGTGGAGCATCAATTCTGAAAACTCTATACAATACTCTAATATCATTTGTGGAGTGTCTGTATGCATCAAACATAACTTTCAATCCATCTGCAGCCTTCTCTAGATTTACTATCTTAGACAAGTATATTGCCGCACTTGGGTCACTATCAAGAGAATTTACTCTACGATCTGTAGCATAGTCTGTAACTTTAGAGTTAAGTCTATCCATAGTTGTAATCATATTAACTCTATCCAAGTCAATCATAGGACTTACTTTTGTATCTTGAGTAGTCAAGAACGTTTGTAATGTAAATGACTTTCTGCCTGGGAAGTCAATTAACTTATCTAATTCATTCTGTTTAGAAGCAATTAATCTTGGTGAGGTTAGTTCATTATTACTGTTAAGTGATACTGGCTCAAATCCTTGATCTACAAATGAACCTAGACTTCCATCTGGACTGTTGCTACTGAATGTTCTCATTCTTCCAACAATATCAGTTCCATCAGGAAGAAGTGTAGAAACATTAGGTCTAACAAGGTTAAACGCAATATTCTGTGTTGCCATTGGGCCGTATGGTGTGTTGACCTGTACATATTGTTGATCATAACTACCACCAGACTTGGTTTCTTTGAAATATAACTCAGGTAAACCAGCAGCACCACCTACTCCTCTGTCTATTCCACGACTTGAAATACCTACCTTCAACCAGTAATGGTCAACATCAATAGGATACTTAGCAAGATCAGTATCAGAGAACTTATGAGATGTGTTGATTCTTCTTAGAGAAACGCCATTCATCTCATACTTGAAGATCTTATCATTGATGTTATAATCACCAGCTTTGGATTCATCAATAGATCTTGTTATATTGTTAAGTGAGGAACTAGATGTGGTTACACCAGTGTATCTGATGATTTCTTGTCCAATCTTAGCAAAGCCTGGATTGGAAGTATTCACTTCAACATTTTCAAATGATGTAAATACACCAACATTAGTAACAGTTATATTATCTGTACTAGAAGAGTCAATAGTCGCTGTTATTTTCTCAGGTCTAACGTCAGGTTCAACTCCAGATAGAACAACTTGATCTAAGTTAGAGTACATACCATGATTAGAGTGTCTTACACGGAAATGTAATCCATCAGCAACATTTTGTAGATACTTAACCGATCCTCCAGTTACAGTATTAGTGCCACCAGCACCAACATATACAATCGCAGAAGATGTATCTACTTTAGGAACACCTTGAATATTATCGAGAACTAAAGTGTTGAAGGCGCTTATCACACCAACGTTGTTTGGAATTGATAGTCTCAAGTCTTTACCAAATCCACCAGTATTAGTGGATGATACAGTAAGAACATCACCTGAGGCATATCCAGTTCCACCAATTGCAACTGTCGCTGCGGTAGCAACTTGGTTTGATACTGTTAGATTTACAGTTGCACCTGTGCCTCTACCAAATTCTGATATTAGAGGTACATTAGAGTAAACTACAGAAGTTGAAGCAAATCCAGTACCAGCATTGGTGATTGTTAGATTACTTCCAATACCGATAGCACCTAAAACTTTATTCAAGTTTGCACTGAAGTTTGGATTGTTTTGTTGGTATATTGTCACACCCTCTGTCAATCCAGTTTGTTCGGTTGCACTCAAACTCTTTGCCAATC